TGCTCCCCGGCCAATTGGCGGTGATGAGGTGGTTGGCGCGCCGCTGATCATAGGCCGGAAGTAGCCCCAGCCGTCACGGCGCGGTAGCCCAATCATGCCACGTCTCTACGGTGCCGGGCTTCCGGGAGGTCTTCGCCGGTGTACTCCGGGCAGCGCAAGCTGAGCCGGGTCCGGCTGCCCAGGACCGCCCAACAGTCAAAGAGCAGTAACAAGGAGGAAGCAATGAAACACGAGACGGCATCGTCTGAGATGCCCCCATGCCCTCATGGGGAGCATGATTGGCAATGTTGCACTGAAATCCTGGGTCCCGATGCTCCGGATATGGCCATTGAACTGGACGGGAAGCGGTATCACCGCTGTCAAACCGTCTGCATGCACTGCGGATGCTGGAAGATCACCGATGTCCCAGATTACTCGCACTGGGCTGACGGTTATCGCTATCAGTACTATCTCGGACGATATGCAGACGAGGTCGCCGCACTTCGGGCGGAGCGGGACAAGCCTCGTCGGATCGAGCCCAAAGATCCGATTTACGAAGCATATCGGGTTATAGCCGAGGGGCGGCTCAACAAGTTGCCAGACATGGAGGCAGAATCCGTGCAAGAGATCATCGAGGACGATGTTCTCGGGCCGGACCGATACCTGACCATCAATTCTGGTGAGTGGATTGAGTTCCGCGGCAACCAGGATATGACCAGGGGCCAGGTGGAGCTGTCGCCTCACCAGTTTGCCGCCGTCTGTTCGGACGACGGCGTTCAAGAGGTGACCGTCCACACCATCCTGCTTGGGCCTGATGGGGCGCTGGAGGATCATACGTCCTCCTTTCAGATGGTGTTTGGGCGGCGGGTTTAGCAGCGATGAGCCGCCGCAGCAAGCATTCGCGACTCAACCCGGAGGATCACCGGCCGCAACCGATCCGTCCACACTCGGAGCGCCGGGCGGCGTGGCTGCAGTCGAAGCGGCACAGCGGCGGCGAAACATCGTTGCGCTAGCCGTCCACAGCATCCTCTAATCTCAGATAGCGCGGCTGGAATAGCAGTTTTGCCGCGCCTATTGGCCCGTTGCGTTGCTTCTCCACGCTGATTCGCGTTGGCACTGGATTCCCCGCCTCCATCGCATCCTCGCGCGCCTTCCGCCGCTGCCAGATCACCAGCACAATATCCGCATCCTGCTCAATCGTTCCACTCTCCCGGAGCATTGATAGCGATGGCGGTTTTTCGTCCTCATCCTGATAGCGCCGGATCTGCGACAGCGCTATCACCGGAATCTGATGCTCGGCTGCCAACAGCTTCAGGTCCCGCGTCATCTGCGAAACCTCCTGCACTCGGTTTTCGGTCCTGTCGGCACCGCGGAGCAATTGCAGGTAGTCGATCACCATGTAATCCGCTTTCCGCCCTGCGGATTTGTGGCGCTGCAGTGCCGCGTGCAGCGAAAGAACCGTCCGGCTGGGCTGGTCTGAGACATAGACCGGTAAGTCCGCAAGCTCTCTGGCAGCTTCCGCAACTTCCCGCCGCTCCAGATTGCTCAGCCGGCCCTTGCGCCAGTGCTGCATGTTGACCTGCGCCGCCGCTGCGATCATTCGGCGCCAAATCTCCGCTCGCCCCATCTCCAAGGAAGCGAGCAGCCCGTGCCGCCCGCACTTGCCAGCGTAGTGGCAGATGGCGCCAGCAACAGCGCTTTTGCCGTGCGACGGCCGCCCGGCGATGATCACCAGTTCGCCGCGCCGGAAACCCCCACCGACAATCGCATTCAGGTGCTGCCAAGGAAGCGGGAGCACCGGCTTCATCCGCGCTGGGTTGAGAAAATCCTCAAGCGGCGACTCGCGCTCCAAGTACTCTGTTAGCGATAAAAAGTCCCCATCCGTCCGCTTACCGCCAATGCCTCGGAGTTGCTGCTCGGCCCGCTCAAGCAGTTCCGTTGCTGTCCCGGTCCCCTCTGCTGCTTCGTTGGCTATCGCACGTGCCGCATGGATGAGCCGCCGGCGCATTGCCGCCTCTTGGACTGTCCGGATATACGATGCCAAGCCATACAGCTGCGGCAGTCCGTCATCCAGGCTCACCAAGTAACTCAGCCCGTCGATTCTGCGGAGGTCGCCCGTCTCCTCCAGTCGATGCGCCAGCGTCACCCGGTCCACCGATTGCCCCTGCGCATGCAGCTCCCGCATCGCGGTAAAGATCAACTGGTGCTTGCGCAACGAGAAGTCGAGCGGCTGAAGCGAGGAAAGCATAGCGAGGAGGGCCTTGGCGTCGGTCATCGCGGCGCCGAGGATCAGCCGCTCAATATCGACCGCCGCCGGGAGCGTCGCCGTAGCCATTCACCTACCCTTGAGCCAGCGCCGAAATCGCAGTCTTGATTTGTTATCTGGATCATGCCAGCTTGCGCCGTAGATCCGCCGGCTGAAATCGCCCCAAAGATTCTCTATCTCCCGACGGTTGAGACCGCAGCATTCCGGGACGTACCAATCAAGCCACTGCACGTCGAACTCGTGTACCGGATTAGCTACGTCATTCCTTGCTTTCGTCATACAGCCTCCCGAATGGATCTTTCGGCTCCGGAATTTTGTCCAGATCGCGCTTCTCCCTGAGCCACCGATGGAGCGCCGGCCAGTAGCGAGGCTCAATGCCTTCGGCTGAGACGTGCTCCACCCATGCCCTGTGTCGTTCGTCAATGCGGGCAGCAGCCTCCGAGTGCTGTGAGTCCGGAAACTCGCTCAGCCTCTCTGTCCATGCTTGCTCGGCTAAAATCCGGCCGTCCTTCTTCGCATGGCGTTCGTAGATCCGCTCGAACCTGTCCAGGTGATCTTCAGACACACACACCTCAGAGTCTTGCCGCGTTCCGCCAGACGGTGTTACCGTCACGATACGGTCGGTGTGTGTTGGCTCCGGCTTAGGCTCTGGCTCTGGTAGTAGAGTTTCTGTTGAGTTTCTGTTGAATTTCTGTTGAATATCGGAGTTAACTACCAATGTTTTGTTAGACTTAGCCGGTACGCCGCGTATTGTGTGGTACTGCTCTGTTGGGTTTCTGTTGAATCTTCGTTGAGTCTTTGTTGAGTCTCCGTTGAGTTTCTGTTGAGTTTCTGTTGAATTTCTGTTGAATTTCTGTACTGGTCTGCCGCGCGATGGGTGGCGTGGGTCGGAACCGTCCCACCAGGTCAGCCCCGCCCGAGAGAGCGCGGTACGCCAAGTATTGTCCGCGTGCTCGGCAACGTCATGGATAACCAGCCGGTGCGGCTCTGGTGCCGAATCGACCCAACCCGTCTCAATGAGTAGCTCAATGAGCTTGCCTTTCTCGCCAGTCCAGCCCAGCGCCGTCTCGATGACGGCATCCGGCCACTTCCCGATGTCGCCCTGGATGGCGTACTTCGACGCCCAATGCCACAGTGACTCTAATATCCCTACAGCTAGGGTTTTGGGCATTCCTAGGCCCGCCTCGCTGAGCCGATCAGCGAGCAATTGGATCTTAGGGTGTTCAGGGGTTCCGCGTTTCATGGTCCGCCTCAATCATGGCTACTCAAACTTGGCAATGATCTCCCTGCCGATTTCGACGTATGACCGCATCCATTGCGCCAACGTTTTCGCGTCCTCGCCGGAAGCGCACTCGACGAGATCACGCAGCGCCTCGCCCAGGCGGCCATGGAAAGCAACCGGCTTCAAATATTCCTTGCCTGCATTCTTGCCCCTCTTCGCCAGCATCCGCTTGGAAATCGTGAGACACAGATCATTTCGGGTGAGCACAAAGCCATTTTGCGTCTCGTGTAACACTCGCTCCTCGGGGGCTTTGCGGTCACAGCCGGAGCGTTTTGTGGGTTCCAGAATGGTTCTGTTAAGCATTGGTCCTTATGCCTCTCGTAGCGCAAGGCGCTCTTGGTCTGTCGCCGGTGTCTCCAGGTCCGCGAGGTTCCTCAGCGCTTGCCGGTAGTACGTTGGTTTTAGCTCAATCCCAATTGCTTTCCGTCCGGCCCTTACCGCTCCGTACACCTCGCTTCCCACGCCCATGAAGGGAGATAATACCGCTTCCCCTGGGTTGCTCCAAAGCACAAGACACCGCTCGATCACATCAAGCTGAAGCGGGTGAATATGCCTCTCGTCTTCTTGGTCGCGTGCGGGTTTGTACGGCAGAACATTGGTAAGCCGTATGTCATCCCAGAAGGCTGAAGCGTATTGTCGCCAGATCCAGTGAGAATAGCGATTTTCCGTCTGCTTGCCTTTCCAGTTCCGGTAAGGCAGCAGTTCTTGCGGAATAGGCCTCGCGCCAGCGTAGCTCTGCAATCCGTGCGGGTGAGCGATGGGGATCTTGTTTTCCCCCTTCTTCCTCATGACAAGGAGATAATCCGCACTAGCGACGGCGCAACGCGAGGAGTCCTCGACGATTGTTTTGTGTGCCAGACACTTTGCCATCGTCCGGTTGCGAACCGCAAGGGGTTCTTTCCAAACGTGGTACCGGGCTATATACCGGAACCCGATCTTGTCATGCAACCGGATGATGTCACCTGGAAAATCTATCAGGTAATCATTGCGCCCATTCTTGATACGCGGTATGTCCATGCAGTGAACGCAAGTCATCCGGCCCGGAAGCGTCAGCGGAAAGATCTCCCGGATTATGAACTCATAATGCCTGAAAAACTCGTCGTAGTCTCGGCTGTTTGACAGATCCCTTGGACTGGAGGAATAATGATAAAGCCCAGCGAATGGCGGTGAGTAGATAGACAGGTGGATACTAT